CCAGCACCGCCTCTGCGTCGCATCTATGTGACTGTGCTGCGCCTCACGCGCGGCGACACCACGGCGCGCACGCTGTGGAGCGGCACGGTGGGCTCGCCCGATTCCGGCCAGCATACGGCGACGCTCACCTGCATGAGCAGGGCCGCGGCACAGCAAAACACCGGACTGCGGCGCAAGTGGACCAAAACATGCGGCTTTGCGCTCTACAGCCCTGCGCCCATGTGCGCCGTCGATCGCACCGCGTTTCGCGTGAACGGCACGCTGAGCTATGCCAGCGGCAACGTGATCAAGTCGGGCGTGTTCGCCAATAAGCCAGACGGCTATTTTGCGGGCGGCTTCATCGAGTGGACCAGCAACGGCGACGAAGCCTGGCGCTTTGTCACCGCGCATGTGGGCGACACGCTCACCCTGCTGACCGCTTCGCCTTTGCTGGTGGGCAGCGTGGTGCAGGCGTACCCGGGCTGCGATCACTCCACCGGAGCCAACGGCTGCGGGCGATTCAACAACCAGAACAACTACGGCGGCCAGCCCTACATTCCGTCTAAAAATCCCTTCGGCGCGAATAATATTTTCTGAGGTCACGATGCCGTTTTTAGCGTATCTGCTCATCACGCTGGTGGTCGCTATCGCGGTCTACGCCAGCATGCCCAAGCCGCCCAGCAACGCGCCGCAGGAGCTGACAGATAGCGGTGTGCCGCTGGCATCGGATGGCCGCGACATGTGTGTCGTGTTCGGCGAGGTCTGGATCGACGATAACAACGTCTGCAATTACGGCGCCCTCTACACCGTGGCGATCAAGTCCAGCGGTGGCGGCAAGTGAGCGCGCCCATCGTGGTGACGATGCAACATGTGCGCGCCGCCTCGCTGCCTGGCGTCGGGGTCGTGTGCGCGCCAGGCGTGCGTGCGTGGTTCGCTCAGCACCATCTGGACTATCGCGCGTTTCTGCGCGATGGCCTGCCACTGGAAACGCTGGAGGCCACCGGCGATTCATTTGCCTTGCGCGCCTGCGCGATCGCACGTGCCGAGGTGGCGCATGGGCGGTAAGAGCCGCGGCACCACCATCGGTTACTGGTACGGCGGCACATTCCATATGGGTCTGAGCCATGGACCGCTGGACGAGATTCTGGAGATCCGCGGCGACGATAAAACCATGTATCCGCTGGCGGGGCAGAAAACCATCACCGCCAGCAGCGCCGTGCGGATCACTGCCCGTAGCCTGTATGGCGGTGAAAAGCAGGAGGGCGGCGTGCAGGGCACGCTCACCGTGTTGATGGGCGAGGCGACGCAGGTGCCAAGCGCCGCGCTGGCCAAGATTGAGTCGACCGTGCGTCCGGCGTATCGCAACATCTGCACCGCGGTATTTACCGGCCTGATCGGTGCGATGAGTCCCTATGTCAAGGCGTGGCGCTTTCGCGTGCGCCGTCATCTTCAGGGCTGGAATACGCCAGTCTGGCATCCGGAGTTGTGCAAGGTCGGCCGTGGCATGAACCCGGCGCACATCATCTATCAGGTGCTCACCGATCCCGTGTGGAGCGCATCCGAAGATGCCGGGCAGGGGCTCGATGATTCCAGCTTTCTGACCGCCGCGCAGACGCTCTACAACGAGGGCATGGGGCTTTGCCTCAAGTGGTCATCCGCTGACGCGGTGGGCGACTTCATCAACATCGTCATCAACCATATCGGCGCGCTGCGCTACATCGACCCGACCACAAACCGCGCCGGCATCCGGTTGCTGCGCGCGGATTACAACGTGGCCACGCTGGCGGCCAATGCCGACACCGTACTCGATGAAAACGACATTATCGAGATGACCAGCTTTCAGGTGCCGGTGCTTGATCAGTCGGTGAATCAGGTCACCGTGACGTATCGCGACGTCGACACGAACGACGATGCGGCGGTGGTGTATCAGAACCTGGCCAACATTCAGGCGCAGGGCAAAGTGGTGGACCAGTCCACCGCCTATCCGGGCGCGTGGAACGCCGCGCTGGCCAGCCGCATGGCCGCCCGTGATTGCCATACGCTCAGCTCGCTGCTGGCCAAGGGTGAGTGCAAGGTCAAGAGCACACGCTGGAAAATCAAGGTGGGCGACGTGCTGCTGCTCAGCTGGTCGCGCGAGAAAGTGGTGCAGATGCCGATCCGCGTGCTCAAGGTCAACTATGGCGACAGCACCGCGCGCAGCATCACGATCAGCTGGGCACAGGATGAGTTTGCACTGCCGTCCACATCCTACCTCGCACCCGGCGGCACGCTGTGGCAGGAGCCCGACCGCACGCCGCAGGCGATCACCACGGCGCAGGTGGTGGAAATGCCGTATCGCGACCTGGTGCGCTCGATGGACCCGGCCAACCTACAGTTGCTAACGCCGGATGTCGGCTATCTCGAGTCATTGGCCGTGCGCCCGTCTGGCGTCAATTACAACTATCACCTGTTCACGCAGCTGGGCTCGGCCGCGTTCGCTGATCGTGGCGGCGGCGACTTCATCACCACCGGCACGCCCGCGACGGCGATCGGGCCAACCGATACCGCGATCGCGCTGGCGGCATTCGATGACCTCTCGGCCGTGCAGATCGGCAGTGCAGCGCTGCTCGATGCCGAGATCGTGCGCGTGGATGGCATCAACACTATCACCGGCGCTGTCACGCTCGCCCGTGGCTGCGCGGATACGGTGCCGGCCTCGCATGCCTTGGGTGCGCGTCTGTGGTTCTATCAGGACTACACCGGCGCGGACAGCGCGCAGTACGTCGTCGGTGAAACGATCAACGCGAAGCTGCTGACTGTCTCCGGCGCCGGCATGCTCGATCAGTCGCTGGCGGCCACGCTTAGCCTACCGATGAAACAGCGACAGGCGCGGCCGTATCCGCCGGGTAACCTCACTGTGGTGGGCAATCGTTATCCGGCCACGGTCGAGGGTGCGCTGGTGCTTGCATGGGCGCATCGCTCGCGCCTGCTGCAGGCCGATCAGCTGGTGGACACGTTGCAGACAAATATCGGCCCGGAACTGGGAACGACCTACACGGTGCGCGTGTATGTCAACAACGTACTCAACAGCACCACCACCGGCGTCACCACCACCACGCTCACGCCCTTGGTCACCGCCGATGGCCCGGTGCGTGTGGAGATCGATGCCGTACGCGATGGCCTCGCCAGCTGGCAACCGCTCAATGCTTCATTTACCTACACGCGCGGTCAAACGCGCCTCACCGAGGACGGTGATACCCGCATCACCGAAGCCGGCGACACACGCATCACGGAGTCCTAAGCATGGCAAAGAAAATCTCAGACCTCGGCCTCGCAGCAGCTATCAAAGGCGATGAACTGCTGGAGCTAGTGCAGGCCGGCGTCAACGTCAAAGCCCTTGCCGGTGCGCTCTTGTCGCCGGGGCATATCGACGGCCTGAAAATGGTTTACGCGTCTGGCAATGCCCTAACAGTAAGGAGCGGTGCTGCTTTTATTCAGGGCCTTGGCCGGGTGTTGTTTTCTCCTGCAGATATCGCGATCACCGGAATGACGCTGGCAGCGTCGACGTGGTACCACGTGTATCTGTTCCTCAATGGCAGCGTGCCGGCTGTCGAGGTGGTCACGACTACGCCGGCTGTAGCATATAGCGGCACCGCGCGAGCCAAGACGGGCGACACAAGCCGACGCTATCTCGGCAGCTTGCTCACTGACGGCAGCGGCAATGTGTGGAACTTTTTCCACGATGGCCTCTATGTGCGTTGGCTGCAATCGATAGGCATTGATGGTTTTCGCCCACTTGCCTTGGGAACGGCGATTGCAACAACCAATGTGAGCCTTGCAGCATGGATTCCGTCAATCTGCCAGCTGGCCTATCTGAGGCTGACTAATACCTCTACTGATCAGACGTTCAAGATCGATATTCCTAACCGCGTAGGAAGTAACTACGGCATTTTTTCAGTCGATAAAGGGCAGGCTGTCTATGCCGAGGTTCCGACGGATGCTAGCCAGACAGTGAGCTATAAATTTAACGGTGCGCCAACTGCAGGCGGTGCTTACATTGATGTTTTTGGCTACCGTCTGGAGCGCTGATCATGTATGCCATAACTACAACCAGCTACCGGTCCATCGTCTCCGCCGATGATCTGCAATCCGGCGAGTCGGCAGCTGATAAATTGTCCGCCGAATTGTTAGCGGCTCTTGCCTGTGCGGATATACGTCTGCAACGCGACAACCTGCTCCGTCTATGCGACTGGACGCAGGTTGTCGATGCGCCGCTCACTGATGCCGAGCGTGCGGCATGGCTGAGTTATCGGCAGGCGCTGCGGGGCATTCCCGATCAGCCCGGGTTTCCTACAGAGATCCAGTGGCCCGATGTGCCGGACTCTAACGTGACGTAAGCGGTGTACGTGTGCCACCTGTCCGGTAAAGCTGGCACAGCTGGCCCGGCATGCTGACTGCATGCCAAACCGTCAAAGTCATTCCAACATCGCGAGCGTGGCACCATGACGCTCGCACCCGCTGATCAGCGCATGATCGACGCCGTGCTCGACCGCGAGGGCGGTTTCAGCAATCGCGCATCCGATAAGGGCGGCCCGACCAATTACGGCATCACTCAGGCCACGCTATCGGCGTGGCTTGGCCGTGCGGCCTCGGTGGCCGACGTTCAGGCAATGACGCGCCAGACGGCAACGGCCATCTATGTGGCCAATTACCTCGCCGCACCGGGTATCGGCTACATCGCCGACGCGGATTTGCGCGAGCTGGTATTTGATGCCGCCATCCAGCATGGCCAAGCGCGAGCCGTGCAGTGGCTGCAGGCGATTGCCGGCGTGGTGCAGGATGGCAACATCGGCAGCGTGACAGCAGGCAAGGTCAACGGCGGCAACACGGCCAGCATCTATCGCCGGTACCTGGCCAAGCGGCTGTGCTATTACGGCGAAATCATCACCGCCGATGCCAAGCGCGGCACGGCACCCAACATCGGCCAAGGGCTGAACGCGGCAGGCTGGATGAACCGCATGGCGCCCTTTGTCGAGGCGGCGCCGTGATCGGCCATGCAGACAGCGCGCACTGACATGGATCAGCCGCCGCTCAATTTTACCTGGTGGCAGCTGGTGCTGTACCCCTTGTTTGCATGCGTGGGCGGTGCGCTTGGCCATGTGTTGCGCACGCTCGATGCCGGCGGGCATATCTCGATGTGGCGCACGCTGTTGGAGTCTATGGCTGCTGGCTTCGTCGGCATTCTGGTGATGCTGATCTGCCAGCAGCTTCATCTATCCCCGCAATGGACCGGCGTGTGTGTAGGGGTCTGCGGTTGGCTGGGTGCAACGGTGAGCATCCGCATGCTTGAGCGCCTGGTGAGGTTTCGGCTCGGCGTGCAATCGGACGAGGGCGACCGCGCTGCAAGCATCCTCATCAATGCAACACCGCCGACCG